CACTTCTCCGGTCTTGGTGCCATCAAGGGTTTGTTCATTACCCTCAAGGCGCTGCATCATGTCAGGACGTATTACTGACTGCGCTATCCCAAGTCCCTCTGGGTTGCGGATCAGCTCTTCGGCCAATTTTACTGCCGCCAAACGCTCACGGCTTTCGCGGTCACGCTTGCGGTTTACTGCATCAAGCATAGCATCTTGGCTGCGCTGTTGCATTTCCTGCGCGCGCAACTGAAGATCAGCCATCTTGATAGGGTCTACCTGACCCTGCTGCATACCAATCTTTGCTTGCTCCATCTGAATTTTAGCCTGCTCCGCCATGGCACGGGTCTGGCTATCCATCATGCGAGCTTCAGCCACCAGACGCTCATTCTCAGCATCGGCCATCATCTTCAGCAACTCTGGCGGCGGCTTGCCTTGCGCCGATGCCGGAACCATGAATTGCTGCGGATTTGACCAGCCAAGAGCCTGCAACGCCGCTGTATCAACCGCAATTGGATCATAAAGCGTTGGGTTGGTTGCAACCAATTGCTTCAAAGCCAACACCTTCATCAGGCGCTGGGTTTGACTTGCAGTATTGGGGTCCGCCATCGGGACAAAATAGAAATTGTCCAAGGCGTCTTCAAAGGTCTTTTCATCCCACGGGAACGCAGGCTTGCGGTTCTTGATCCAAAAACTGTCAGGATGCTCGCGGAAGCACTGCATCAACAGTTCAAACTCTTCAGACTGAGCCTGATGCAGGCGCTTATGAACCGAGTTCAACACCTTCTGCGCTTGCTCAATCATTGCCAGCGTTGTGCCGACCGGTGCGTCAGGCTTGCCTTCAGTAACCATAACTTCAGACGTACCGCCAACGCGCATACCAGTATCAGCCATACTCTGGACAAGCGTCATCAACGCGCCAGATGGCTCTTTATACGGCACATTCATCACGGCTTGCGTGATGGGCATACCATTTGTCTTGACCAGTGCTGCCCCGCCAGGGGGAATGCGGAAAATATTGGTGTTCTGCCTTGCACCCGTGTCAGCCATCAGGAAGCCGGGGAAGTTGCTGTACATGCCAGCATCAAGCAGCTCACGCCATGCAGCCGTGATTGCATTTGTCGTGTTGCCAAGGATGTGCAGCAAACCAATGTCATAGAAGCCCATGCCGGGGACAAAAGTGTACTTCACAAAACGCTTCTTGGCGGTCGGCAGTTCCTGATCATCTTCGTCATAGTTGCGAACGATAGACAGGATTTGCCGCGAAGATTCATCAATCGTGACGATGTATGGGATTTCCAACCCAGACGGCTTGCCTTTGTATTTATGCTCAAAGCCGGGAAGGTTGAGATCGCAGTAGACTTCATAGATTAAACGATCACGATCATCAGGATTTACGCTCTCTGACGCGATGCCTTGTTGCTCGCGCTTCTCGCGCTGAAAACTATCAAGGTCAGGTGCCTTGGGAGTAGACAAATCAATGTCACGATACACGCCCAAAATTTGCAGGCGCTTGACCGTGTTAGGGTTCATGTAGCTGCGATGCGTAATGCGCTTGGCATTCGACAGGTCAGTTGCAGCATTATTGACGATGAGATCGTCAGCATCGACCGTTTCACTGACAGGACGGTTACGCAGCGGGCAGAAATAGATTTTCTTGAACGCTGTGCCACCAAAACCAAGCATAAACAACATTCGATCCGTGTCTGGATAGTACTCTGTTGCTGTTGCTGTCAGGTAGTGATTGAGGTCTTGCTCAAGACAATTAGCAAGCTGATCGTCTTGCAGTGTTGGGTTGTTGTTGTCGTTGCGGACTTTGACGGGGCCATCAGTCGGCAAAAGTTCAGAGCGAGCATTGGCTTGGAAGCGCAGCACAGCTTCAAGAAGCAGCGGGTGCCGCACTTTGCTCATGCCTTCGACAGGCGCGCCATCAGCAGTTCCTTGCACGCCAGGGATTTCAATCTTCAAGCCCAAGAGCTTTACGCCTTGAGTTCGGTCTTCAATCCAGTCACGGCGGCTTTCAATGTCATCGCGAATGCCGCGCAGCAATTCATCTGCGATAGTTGAGAGCTGATTATCTGCGATATCTTCTACGAGATTGCGAAACCAATCGGATTCATCTTTCTCTGGGCGGTTATCATTGATAGGCCGACCGTCAAGAGAGATGGTGATTGAGCCATCTGGATGTTCAATTTCAAGAATGTTGCCGAATTCATCGGACTTTTCGTTGTCCTGACCCTGCACAATCTCAATTTCTACGCCCTCGCCAAGGGGTTCTTCCTCTGGCGCGGTCTGACGCAGATTAGGCATAAGGCCGGGGGTCAGTGGCATTGTCAGGTTCCTTCAACGGGCAGTGCTTCCATCTCTTTTACAAAGCGACGAATGCCCTCTTGAGCCGCCATTGTATCGTTTTTTGCCATGATTTCATAGACGCGCACGTAGTCGTAGGGTGCTTTGCCCCATACTTCGACCTTAAAATGCCCGATTGCAACGGGAGTTGCGGGTTTAATGGCATCGACCACGGCGCTTGCAAGAACTTGAGGCATTTTACTCCCCTGTTTAGATTTCGCAGGGTATCAGATGGGGTAGAGTGGCGTCCACTGCTTGTTCCCTTTGAATCGCAGGGCCTCTTCCGTCTCTGCCCGCCATTCCTCTGGCCTCAAAATGGCCCCGGTATCTCTCAGATGCCGCATAGCCATAGAAACAGTATCAACCAAATCGTCGTGTTTGCCCTTTGGGAAGGTACCAACCTGGTCAATAACCATGTCTGCCCAACCATAGGCAGGAGCATAGACTAGTCCTTCTGCAAACAGATGCTGGACGGAATAGAGCCTTGCCAGCTTATCTTGGCTTTTGGGGTCAAACATAGACACGCCAAAGCGGGCATAACCGTACATACGGCGGATTTCTTGGGCCACAGAGTAGCCGGCGGCTTTATTTTCAATCAGCAGGGTGTCTACCTGAAGTTGATTGCAACTTTCTGCGACCTTTAGGACAAGATCGTGCAACTCATACCGGCCCTGCCAAGCATACATAAGCATGACCCTTGGCGCGGTTTCGGTATAGGTGCGGGTATAATTCATGCGATCACCGTCCCGCATCGCAGCATGGGTGGGTGCCATAGCCCCGATATCACTGGAGAATACGCCCCAGATTGTGAGGGCGGACGGGTCGTTCTCTGTCTTGGTGGTGTAGGCGGTATCTAAGCAGGCGATGACCAGGTCCATGGGCGGGAACTGGGTTCCGGGCCACATTTGCCACCAGTCCTTTTTAATAATACCGCCGCCTTTGGGTTCTGGGCGTTGCTGGAGTTGGCCTGCTGCCGCCCAAGGACCCAGTTGTTTTTCCAGAATTGTGACTTCCCGTTCGCCAAAGCGTTCCGGCCAAAGTAGGGAACCTTCACGGTCTTCAAGCTCAACCTGGGCTTCGGGCGAGACTGCCATGCGATTACCGTCTTCATCGGTGGTAACAAGGCTTTCTCCATCTTCATTAAGGCCACGGGGGTCTTCCCAGCCAATCTGGGTGATTGAGTGTCTGCGCCATTCGTAGCGCATGGGTAGACAGAGGTGGGTCCACTCGCCCTCGTCTTTGGACATGATATGACCGGTTAGGTCTTCTTCCGAAAGCCTCTGTTGGATGACCACGAAGGCACCCGTTTTTGGGTCATTGAGGCGTGTGGAAAGCGCGCTATCCCACCATTCAATGGTCGCGGCAATGGTAGCTTCGGAGAAGGCTTCTTGGGCCGCGTTCGGGTCATCAACCACGATAATCGAACCACCTTCACCCGTAAGTGCGGACCCAACCGAAGTAGAAAGACGGGAGCCGTTCTTGTCATTGTCAAACCTTGTCTTGGTGTTTTGGTCACCGGTAAGACGGAATCTGTCACCCCATAGGGACTGATACCATGGGCTTTCAATAAGACGCCGGCATTTCACGCTGTCACGAAGCGACAACTGCTGGGCATATGATGCGTGGAGAAACTGCACCCCAGGGCCGGAGGTGGGACCCCAGAACTTCTCAGGCTGGCACCAGACCCAAGCAGGGAACGCAACTGAAGTCAGCGATGACTTCGCGCAGCGCGGCGGAATGTTAATGATGAGGCGTTTAATCTCACCATCTGCGACTGCTTGCAGATGTTCTGCCACGGCTTCGACGGGCCATCCGTCTGTAAAATCACTGGAGTCGATGTATCGCCATGAGTTTTTCAGGAAGGTGTAGAGGCTGTCTTCACAATCGGCACGGTCTAGTTCGCGCAGGGCTGCTTCAACGTCTACGTTTTTGCCATCAATATCAAAGACGCTCACTTTGGTTTCCCCGGTATAGGCATCCAATGGGTTGGGTAGAGCATATCGAAGTTATCAAACCAGCCTTCTCGTCCGTCATAGGCTTGGTCTACCCACCGCGCCACGGCAAAGAAGTCGTTATAGGCTTCTAAATGGTGACTGGGGCAGAATACCAAAAGCTCTCGTCCGTCTTTTGGCGCTGTATTGATCGGCCACCAGCGTCCCTCATCAGCGCGGCGTACCATGTCTTCTAGGATTTTGCTTAATTGGTCTTCGTCTTCTAGCTCTAACGGCGTGAGTATTCTCATGGTGGCCCCCCCACTTTGGGTCATTAATATAACCGCGCCAGTGTCTTTGTGCTATATTATATAAAGTCAGCAAGAGGGGATGCTATGACTGACATTGTGAAACGATTGCGGGCTGAAGACCCTGAAACGGGTTTACGCCACAGCCTCGCCAGTGAAGCGGCTGATCGCATAGAATACTTAGAGCGCGAACTTTCTGCAGAAACTTACAGCCGCAAAGTAGCTTCTCAGAAAGCTTGGGAATTTGCTGATCGCATCAAAGAATTGGAGCGTCAGTTACAAGCAGGCGTAGTTAAACGGTAGAATATCTGGCTTCCATCCAGAAGACAGGGGTTCGACTCCCCTCGCCTGCTCCATCATTGAACAGTTCAACAATGTTTCACGTGAAACACGGGGGAT